AACTTACCAGCAACATCTGCTATTTTACCAGCAGTATCAATAACGGGGGTAATAGCAGGAATTGCCGTATCAGTAATCCAACTCCAAGCGTCGCTGAAACCCTTACCCAAATCGTCCCAGAAATCTCCACCAGACATACCCATACCCATTACAAACGGTTCCAAATCACTCAACTCGCTCAAATCAACATTTCCACCAGACATACCGAGACCGAGAAGGAGAGGAGCAAATGACAGAAGAGAAGACCAGTCAAAGTCGCCACCACTCAAACCCTTTCCGTGAAGAGTTTTCAATTGTCGTTTAAACAGATTGTCGGCGAACTTCTTTTCCAATAGTGCCTTATGGTTCATTTTCACACCTCCACTCACACCCAGTCCAAGAAGCGGTGAAGAAGGACCCATTAAATAACCCGCCAAATCACTCCACCCGTCCCCACCAGAAACCCCAGCCCCACCAGAAACCCCAGCCCCACCACTTTCACCAAGTCCAAGAAGCGGTAGGAAGGGTGCGACTTTGCTAAATGTGTCGCCTAAATCACTCCAAAAATCTCCACCAGACAAACCCTTACCCTTCATCTTATTCTTTAAAAGCATATCGGCGATTACCTGTTGAACCATACCAATCTTCTCCTTCTTTGAAACAGACGAGGGTCTGCGACCACCGAGGAATGCCGTTGCCTGTAATTCAGGATTGCGTATAATGGGGTGGTCGGTGTCGCTGACTTCATCTCCGCCACTCATTCCCTGACCTTTGTATCCAGCCAATTTACCCTCCCTATATTTTTCAAAGTTATTACTCTTCTTTCGGTAATCGTTCATAAATGCTTTGGGAAGTGGGTCGCCATTACACGCCATAGGTTTCTTCAAATCCTTAATACAGCAATAGTCGTTCTGCTTCACAATCCATTTAGGATTATCCCTCGCTCTACCTCCACTCATACCAGCATTAGTAGGCATATTAAACGGGGGTTGTCCGTCATTCGCTATGGCACCGCCACTCACACCATATCCCAAAAACGGCTGATTGACTAACCCTTCATTACGGTCATCTCCACCACTCAAACCAGCCCCATATACATATCCTTCATAAGGAGCATTAACCGACATATCACCGCCACTCATTTCACTATGAGTGAGCCCTACACCTTCCTCACCAAGTCCAAGAAGCGGTAGGAAGGGTGCCACTTTACCAGCCGTATCAATAATAGGGTTCCAGACGCTCATAAAGCCGTCAGCAAAATCACTCCAAAAATCTCCTCCCTCTAACATAGCCCCTCCATTAAGCGGTTGCTGTAATGACTGGGTATAGTCGTTTGCCATATTGGCATAGTCAAATCGCCGTTGCTTTGAAGCAATCGCCTCGTTGTAAGGATTTCTATAACTCGCCATTTTATATAATACTATTAGATAATAATATTTTTAATTTTCGTGCCCAAAAATTAAAAATTAATTACAATATAGAAACCTATATGTTTTTTCTATAAATTGTTTTTTACTATATGCTTAATCGCTAAAATGTGGTAATCGTCGTCGCTTAAATCCTCGTGAAAGTTAAAGTGATTGGCATATATCTCGTTGCCATATATCATCTGGATTAGACCGATTTTCTTCCACTCCCTAACAAGTGCCATAACCTTCTCCGTTTGGGTGATAAACCGACCAGACGAAATAGGGCATTTCCTTAAATCACTAAATACCTGACTAATCTGGTTTTCCAGTAAAGTCATAGGTTCCTCCATAATATCAAGGTAAAGGTTGCCTACCTCCACCTCCTCACGTAATTTCGCCTTAATCTCCTGTGTGTTGCCGTTGGTTGCCATAGTGTGCTGGTTATATATGTAATATAGGGGTGTCTTTAAGTGATAATTTACTTAATACATATATACTAAACGACATGCGAGTATGGGACGGGGTTGGGAAAGGGACGGGGTTATGGCACCCTAAAAAAAAGGCACCAAATGGCACCGCCACCGTTTTACCACCAGTTTTCCTCCACTTCCACACAATTACAGGCAAATTGTCCGCATATTCCACAGAAATCGTCCATTTCTACAAAATCGTCCGCATCTACACCATAGGGGAGTAATTGGCGTATTATGTTGTTGTTGGGTTGGCACATTATATGTTATAATATATATATAGCGTTGGCTTTAAGTGAAGATTTACTTATTACTTTTATACTAATGGGGCTTAAATAGGGGACGGGTATAGAAAAGGGACGGGGTTATGGCACATTTTTTTTTGTGCCATACCGCCCCTATTGTGCCATATGGTGTTTTTTTTTAATGCTAAATCGTGCCCTTTGTCCGCAGGGTGCCCTATTCGTCCTCCATCTCCTCGTCCTCCTCCTGCTCGGTCTGGTCCCAGCAGTAGTGGCACATAGGGGCGTCGCTGTCTCCCTGCCACTCACGTAGGCATATGTCGTCGTCGCTGAAAATCTCCTCGTCGCACCTAACACAGTAGGTCTCCTCGGTAGTGGTCTCGGTGGGCTGGGTGCCCTGTGTGTTGTTGTTGGTTGCCATCTGGGTTGTTGGTTTATAACCTATATATAGGGGTCTCTTTAAGTGAGTTTTCTCTTAATACATATATACTAATGGCACTTAAAGGGGGCTAAAATAGGGACGGGATTTTAGTGGGGGACGGGGTATTTAGTGGGTCAATTTACAGGACTTACTATAAGAAATAGTTATTTAATAATTATTCAGGAGTTTTGTGTTTTTGGCACACTAAAATTAATTTGCCCCACTAAAACCCGTTCCAGTCAATACCCGTCCCATAACCCCGTCCCATATCACTTAATACATATTCACTAATTAAACTCACTTAAAGACACCCCTCTATTACATATATAATAGCGTGTGGTCCCAGCCAGTCGTTGTTTGTTTAGTATATATATATTAAGCAAATCTTCACTTAAAGACAACCCTATATATATACATATAAGCCAACTATGCCACAACCAACCCAGCAGGAACTACTCGCCACTATGGCAGAGGTCCTTTTTGAGAACACCGACCATATGCCAGAAGGGGTATATCTGTCGCTAATGAATATTGCTCGTGATTTGAGCCGACAACCAGCCCCACGCCCACCACCCCCTATTGTTGTTCCCCCAGCCGACTATAAGCCGATATTTTGGGTGAAATACCCCCTAAAATATAGCGACAGCAACGATTTAGGGTTTCACGCTATTTATAGCGTTATGGAGGTTATGAGTGAGGTGCCTAACCAAAAGGTGTATTACCAAATAACACGAGTAAATGTCCGTTCAATACTTGTGGAGAAACACACATTCACCGTGGAATACACCAACGACACTATGACTGAATGCCGTCTCGTGAGGGCGGTTGAGTTAGGGTTGAAGCGTAAATTAAAACACCTAAAAGACATATTTGTCAGGGATATTGGGGCAACCACTATGTTCCAAAAACTCACGAGTAAAATACGTGAGGCGTCCCCCATACCAGTAGAACAGGTGATACTGTGGGAGTTTAATCGTGAAAGGGTGAGGCGAGTATAAGCCCTGCGGACAAAGGGCACGATTTAGTATTTTTCATAATGCCCCTATGGGCTTTATGAAATGCGACTACTACCGACGATAGGGATTGAACCTACGACCTTGGGGTTATGAGCCCCACGCACTTCCTCTGTGCCACGTCGGTTTTTGTTGTTTTTTACAATATGAGTAAATGCGACATGCGAGGAGGGGAACAATTCTAAAACCCCATTAGTAGAATGGCTTACATAGCCAAATGCCTACGCATACGACCGCCAGATGAACCAGCACCGCCAGACGTTCCAGCACCACCAGATGAACCAGCACCACCAGACACGCCCTCACCCATAATCAAATCCTTCACCTTCTCTGCCTTACCTGCGTAAGGTGATAGAGACGAGCAGAGGGACTTGAAACTGTCCTCCCACGAACCACCGACCAGACGAGCAACGGCAGATTTGGAGTAAGATGGCTGGGAAGAGACAGACAGAACGTCGGCACGAGACAGAATTGCGGTGTAAGTTTGACTTGTTCCACGTTCAATCGTGAATACTCCTGAGTTCATAGTAATCAGCACAATCTCGTAGGGGTTCGCTGCGTCAATCGCTGTGGTAGTGTTGTTCTGGTAATTGACCTGAAATTGAAGTTGAAAGGCACCGATACTACCAGGAGCATAAACGTCGTCCAATTCAATATGCCTTCCCATTTCCAGACACAAAACAGAACCGCAGGTAGAAATCTGCTTATAGCCAGAGTTAGTGCCTGAAACAAAAGGCACATTATCACCGAGGGGAGCGTATCCGCTAAACTCCGCCCACGTTTGATTGGAACCTGACTCAACAGACATACGCCACAAATCCCATTGTGTAGCACCAGAGAGGAGACCTGCTTTGTTGTTGAAATTGAAATTGACTGCGGTAATGGGGAGGAAACTATCACTATCAAAAATGGTCTGGGAGGCGAGAACTTTACGGACGCAAATAATCAGTTTGTCGGGAACAGAGTTCAACTGAATTGACTGAAAACTCACCAGACCGCTCGTGCTAAAAGTGGGAGGGACTGCGGGGGCGGGTTGTGCGGCGAGGGAGGGGCAGGGAGTTAAATACCGAGGATACTCGGCAAATGGCACCACATTACGAGAGGAAACGAGGTCGCTGGGCTGTCTCGTGTAGAACTCCATAAGAAGACGAGCGTTAGTAATGCTTCCAGGTTGAAGGGATACGACGGGTGCTGCGGCGAAAAGTGCCTCATTTGCGAGACGGACAATCTTATTTGGCTGACCGAGATTGAAGACAAAGTTGAGTGTCTGGACACCATACATACCCTGATTATTACTCTTGGGGTCGCACCAGATAAAAGGCGACAACATAAGGGGTTCCTGTGTAGTGAAGGTGATTACGACTGTGCGGTCGTTGGAAGCAATAGAACCTTTGGGGTCATTACCAGTAATGGAGGTAATGGCGAACGAACCTCTGGGCTGAAAATCTTGGTCGTTGCTGACGTTGTTCCAGGCGGCGAGAGGGTTGTTGTTGGTGCCGAGTGCTTCGTCATAGTTCAAATACGAGTCATACATAGTGGGACAGGCGTTGTTGTATCGTGCGAGTTCCCTTCGGTCGTTGAAGCGGAGCAACTGGAACATTACGTCTCGCTGATTTTGACTGACGGTGTTGTTATTAATCGTCGCCTGAATGGTATTACAGAGCGATTGAAGAGGGAAAGGACCCAGAGCAGAAGCGTAGCCATAATTGACGAGGACTGAACCAGCGGGGGCGGTTGCGGCGAAACTACCAGTAATGGAAACGGCGATAGTTGCTTGGACCATAATACGTCTGCTGAATACCGTGCTCTCGCTTGGTAATTGTATATTCCAGGTGATACTGGAAGTAGAGGTTGAAATGGCGTTATACTGGGCGGGGGTAATGTTCTGGGCTCCCTTAAAGACGGCATAACGGACCTTATCAGTAGTGTTAAGGACGTCGTCTTGGACGCAAACTTTCTCAAAATCGCTGGAAGACATTTTGTTTTATATAACTATCATAGATAATATTTTTGGAAGATTATATTTAAATAATTATAATCTTTCATTTTTCACTAAACTTCTGCTTAATCTAATCCTTGGTCTTTTCTCCTAAACATAATTTTCAGGGAACAATTACAATTATTCTGGATAAAGAAGTCGTGGTATATGCCATATATGTCTTTCCATTGGACGCTTATCTGGACCGCCGAAATTGGAGCATTTCCGTTCAAATCAATTAATCTATATTCCGCCGTTGGTAAATAAAGAACTGCTGGGAAGTATTCATCTCCTCGGCTGACATTTACCACTAAATCGGTGATTTCGTTGCTAATGTTGTCGTTCTGCCCCTGCGAGTTATTATTCTGCCTTAATATCTTTGGGACACCGATTAATTGTGGAAGAATTGGGAGAAGTGAAGTATTGAATACTAATGACTGAATTGGAGATA